CGCAAGCGTCAGAACGCTCCGAGCCCAGTTGGTCAGCTCGGACGATCCAAAGCCGCTGTACGCCTTATCGTGCCCCTGATAGCCGTTGCCTTCCCGGACTGGCTTCGGGGTGTGGTGAATGAGCATCCACGCAAATCCGGCCGACAGCGACAGCGGGTTCAGCATTGTGCGTAAGAACTCGCTGGCCGTCTCCTGACTAGACAGGTCGCCGCCAATAAACGCCAGCAAGGGATCCACCCACACCAGATCCACCTTGTACTTTTCGACAAGGCGCCGGACGCGATCGACGAACTTCTCCCCGGTGGACGTGCAATCCCGGACGATAATCACGTTTTTCTTCACCAGCTCAATCTCCTCTGGCGTTAAATTCATAGCCTTCAAAACGCCCTGAATCGCTTCCGCCACGTCCCCCTCGTCGTTCTCGGCCTGAATGATCAGCGACTTCAGCCCGTTGCCGTGCGGGTTGATGCCAAAGAACGCCCGACCAATTGCCCAGGTGATTGCTGCCTGCGTGCACAGGACGGATTTACCCAGCCCGCTGCTACCCACCCACAGCGCCGATCCGCCCCGGCAGATCCACCGCTTCCCAAGCAGTTGGGTCGGATCTTCTGTCTCTTTAAAATTGAGCAGGTCGTCCCACTTGTACGGCTCAGGGATGTCGCCAAACAAGATCCGCTCCTTCCATTCTAGGAATGATATTTTAGGCGTTCCGCATTCAACCAAGTCCTGCCGCTGGCCGGTGGCCGTCCGCATCGCCCCGGGCAGACGTGACAGGCGCCCCGCGTCCTTATTCGCCGGATCCGGCTTGGAATGCTCGAGATGATTGTAAATAAATTCGACGCGTTCCTTGAATTCCTCCTGCGTTGTCGCATCGATCCGCACCCACGCGTGAAGACTGCGTGAGCCGCTTTTGATGATGCAGGTGGTAGGAAGTCCGCTCTTTTTAATAATCTTCCACTGTTCGTCCATCGTCGATTCATCGAATTCAATCAGGCAGTGCCGCCATTTCACAACGTGCTCCGACTTGCGGCCCTTCCCGTTGTTCGGATTGATCGACGCATACACTCCCACGGCGTTCCCCTGCCATTCCTTCAGCCCTTCGCCTTTGAATAGCTCGAGCCATTCTTCCCGGGTGCGGGTTTCCCCGGATCCGTCCGGCCGCTCTCGGTCGTCGTCCCGAATGCTGCGGGTGATGTTGATCATCTCACCCACTTCAAACGCTGCCGTCATGAACTTCTCCACCGGCGTCTCATCCACGCTCCGCGGCATGGCCGGGATGGGATCTCCTTCTTTTACGATCTGTAAATTATGCAGTTTATATTTTCCTTTCGGCTGATAGGGCTGACGGGCCGGCTGTCTGAATGCAGACTTCGTGCATCCCTCAGCCTCTTTCAGCGGTAGATTGTTCCGCACGCACCATTCCTCGGCGTTCGTCAGCGTTTCGTCCTGGCACGCCCCGGAGTCGCGCCACTGAAGGCACAGCTTAAACAGCTCCGTGTTGCGCGTGCCTTCCGGGGCCCCGTTCTTCATGACCTCAACGGCGGTCGGTGGTAGTTGGTGAATCATTTGCTTTCCTTACCAACGGCCTTGGTATCCATATCGCGTTTCTGATACGCCTTCGCCCGCTGCAACAGCTCCTGGGCAATCGTCAGCGCCAGATCCAACCGAGTCCCGGCGGCCTTATGCTGCTCGGCGGCCAGATTGCGCTTGGCACGTTCCAAGATTTCGACCAGCCATGTGGTGCGTTTTACGGACATTAGTGATTACATTTCTTGGCCAAAACATCCCCATGGCATCGCTGGGGATAGCAGTGACAAATTAAAACCTTGCCTTGTAGTGTTTTGATTTTTGAATTAATTGACGGCTTATTTGGCAAATAGTGAGTGGCGTATGCGTCGCAAACTTCATTACGAGTGCCGTCATCTTCCAATATAAACGGATTCCCAAACTCTGAACTGCGGTCAACACGAACAGCCAAACCCTTTTTTTCTGCCCACTGAATAAGATTTTTGTCTCGGCTTGAATTAGCAACCACTGCTTTGCCTGACTCTACTTTCTGTTTGCGTTCCTTTTCATCATCAAGCCATGGCTCTGTTGGAATTGCCTTAACGGCCCTAGCTGCATCCTGCATCGTCATCTTTCCAGCCTTGACCTTCTCAAATACATCCGGTGCGGCCTGTTTAATCCTGGCGGCCTGATTTACATACGTTCTGTTTGTGTTAAATAGGTCGGCCGTCTTAGTAGCCGTTTTGTTGGCGTGCTCATGCTTGATAACTTCGGACAATTTTTTGTCCGATGTTAAATCTGTTCTCTTCCCTTGCTGCTTTTTTGCCTGCGCAGCAATAACCGCCATAATATCCTCGGCCTCAACCGCAATCGTTGCCCACTGCCCGCTGTTAAGATTGCGACGCTTATTTGTCCTCATCACAAGGCCAATCGCCTCCGATTCATTGCCATCAAATTGACGAGCTGGCGGGTTAATCTTTAATTCAAGACACGCCGTCCACCTGTTCCATCCGTCCAATACTTCTCCTTCATAAATAATAATCGGCTGCTTTGAGTCGTACCCATTGTCTCGAATATCGTCTCTTAGGCGGTTGTAATCCTCGGTTTTAGCGGCCGGGAATATGTTGAATTTATGTTTTTTCATTTGTTGTGTATTCTCCTGTGGCAGTGTTCACATAAGACGGACAATTCTTGGTCGCCATATTCCCAAGGCATCCGGTTGAGGTCGTAGAAGTGGTGGTGGACATGAATTCGAGCAGCATCTGGCCCGATTCCGCAATTTTCACATTTTTTTCCCCTTGCCTTAAATAAGGCCAATCTTTTTCGGTGCCATCGAACATCGGCAAGAAAAGCGGGGTAATCGGCTTTTCCGTTTTTTTTAGACAAAAGGCATTAACAATAACCCATGAGTTTCTTCTGTCTTTTTGATTCCCACATAAAAACCACTTATCAAATTTTGAATCCATGAGTTGCAAGTTTTCAAACACCCGCATAGGACAATGTGGATTTTTTCTTAAATGCTCACACACCCCTTGAGCGACTACGCCCAAAGTATGCTGTGATCCCTGAATGCTTTTCCATGTTACAACTGCCCGCATTGGACGGTGATTTTGATCCTGTATCCATCCGTCCTCGTCCGTATTTTTATGCAGCACAAGAGGGTCGACTTCATTGTGACAAATTGAATGCTCAAGAATTTGCTCAGGTTTAATCAGATAAATGCTTTTTCTGTTACTATCTTGGAATCGCTGCGGGTCAGTGTTTCCAGAATTAAGGCAACAACGATCAAGTGTTTTCCTGCGTTCATGCCTATCCAGCATTTCTCCTGTCTTAATAACGCTTTTGAGGAGATAGGATTCTTCGCGATTGTCGTGTGGAGTTTTTTCAATTTCCAACGACAAGACAGACCAGATTTTTATTTCCTTATGCTCAACTGGGTGCAACGGCCAAATTCTTATAAAACCAAGGTCAGGCGTAAGAACGATTGCACACTGCACAATACGTCCAGTCTTTTGGCGATTAGGCGCACCTTTCCCCATGAGCACTCCGGTTGTTTTAAAGACGCTCACCACTGCCCCATTCCCCACCGCATTCGGTTATTCCGGGCGATGATGACCTGCTGGGCGTATTGAGCAGGCGTGTAGGTGCCGATGACGCGGGCGGAGAACATCGTAAGCAAATCACGCAACGTCACAGCACGGCCTCCGGCAGCGGCCCGGCCAGCTTGTAGATGTACTTGGCGCTGTCGTATTCGAGCTCGTATCCAAAAAAGTCCCGCAGCAGATCGATGTCCCGCTGAATCGTTTTGTAGCTACATTCGAGCTCCACGCCCATCTTGGCACAGCTCGGCAGGCACAGATCCCGGCGCAGCTTGCGGGCAATCATCCCCAGGCGGCGGAGCGTCGGGCGAGTATCGCCCTTGCCCATCGCACGCTGGCGCTTGGAAGCGAACGTGGCGGAACGTGTCTTCATTTACTCACCTCCACCGTCGCCACCTTGGGTAATTGCATCGCGTTGAATTGCGCCTCACTGGCGGCAAACACGTCGATCACCGGCAGCTTCCCACCGCTGGCCTTTTTGCTTTTGACCGCAGTGCCAGTATCCACCGCCACCCACTCCCGCTTCCCGTTCAGGATCTTAATCTTCGACCACAGCGGAATGATGTCGGGATCGACGGCGCAGTGACGGCCAGCCCGCAGTCGTGTCCCAGTGCTCGATTGAAAGCGGCTGGACCACTCGTCCTCCCCAGGCCAATACCCGGTGATGCGGACTTTCATTTTCTTCACGTCGATCCGCTTGGACTCCGGCCTGCAATCGATCATGACGTTCGACGCCTGACCGGACGTGATCCCGAGAATGGCGAGAATGGACAGCAGCGCTCTCACAGTCCCTCCCGGATCCGGTCGATTAGGACGTTCTCGCGTGTCTCAGCGGCGGCCAGCGCTGCCTTAGCCTCGGCCAGTTCACGGGCCAACGATCGAACGCGGTTGATTAGTTGTTCGTGCGTCGTTTGGTCTGGAAGTATCTCGATCATTTCGCACCTGCCCTTGGGTCGTACTTCTTTAGCCAGCGCCACACCTTGCAGATGGCCTTAAATGCCTCGAAGGCCTGTTCTACTTGTTCCTGTGTGTAAAGAATTTCTCCAATCGCACCCGTGATCGGATCAATCATCACGTTTCGGCATGGCAAAGGATCGCCTTCGTATGCGTAGGAATATGCGCTGAGCTGTAAAAGATCGGTTTCATACCCTGCCGGCTTTCCGTCTTTTTTAAATTTCCTAGTCTTAAAATCGACGACTTCAATGTCTCCGCCGTAATCACAAATCAAATCAACCCGTCCCGCATATCCTTCACCTTCGTGCACCAAAACAGACTCACTTGCGTGTACTTTAGTCACCCATTTGTGCCATCCCTTCAGCGATTCAAAGTGCGTTTCGTACCCGTTGACCAGCTCCCCCGGCTCCTCGCCGTTGATCAGGATTTCAGCCAGGGAATGAATATGCGTCCCGCGGGCGGCGGCCGCTTCAACTTCTTTCCGGCTATCCAGCACGACGCGCTTGGCGAAGTCGGCCAAAGATTCTCCATCGTTCCTAGGTAGTGAAAGGGCGGCCGCGATCGCCTGCTCTTCTTTCCAGTTCATCAGCCCGGTCTTGCTGGGGCCAGCTGCTGCGAGGATGGTGGTGACGGACGGATACGCTCCGACCTTGCGGGCCGAGCGCAGGTCGCCGTGGCACGATTCTCCGGTCGCCATGTAGTAGTGCGACGACTCGGTCTTTGCGGTTGCGATGATG